TTTCTGGTAGAGATTAAAACGGACTCTAAAAAGCGTTTAACGAAGCTACAAGCCGATTTTTTCGAGAATTGGTCTGGAAGTACCTTGGCACGAATTGATAGCCCAGAAGCGGCTCTACGAATGATTGGGGTAGTCAAGTGAAAGCCCCCTATAAAGCCATTGAGTACATCATTGAAAATTCATGCAAATATGCGGAAGCTAAAGCACAAAGAATCTACCTTGAGGAGTTCCGCAAGACTAAGAAGGCTTTGTTGATGAAGGATGCAATGGCTAGAGGGATAGATTCTGCTGTTGCTCAAGAGCGTGAAGCCTATGCACATCTTGAATACGCTGACCTACTAAGAGGTTTAATGATTGCCATTGAGAAAGAAGAAACCTTGAAGTGGATGCTTGTTGCTGCCCAGATGAAAGCTGACATTTGGAGAAGTGAGCAAGCAAGTGAGCGTCTTGGCGTAAAAACAACAGAATAAAAATATTTGTAAAAATCAACAAAATGTTGATACAATGCACTCAGCCCAAGCAATTCGCAAGGGTACTTTTAAGGATTAAGCAATGAAATACGAATTTGACACAACTGTTGGTGAAGGCTCTGTAGTGGTTACTGTTGTCATGGAATACGACACAGATTCAGAAGGCATTTATGGCGAGAACATTGAAGACATTATTTACGAGAAGGTAAGTGTGCTTGGTCTGTTCTCTGCTGAACAATACAAAGAACTTGAGATAGAAGGCTGTATGCGTCTTTCTAAACACATCTTGGATGAGGCAGACCACTCTGCATCTGTTGAATACGACATGAGGGATGTCTAATAAATCAACTTGGAAACTAATTGTTATTTCACTAGCGACTTTCTGGTCGCTGGTGGTTTACTTCATAAGGTCTTTGTATGACTAAAGATGAAATTATTGAGATGGCTAGACAAGCAGGAATGAATATTGATGTTTTGACCCGTTGTCGTAATATTGAACTGCTTGAACCCTTTGTCAAGCTAGTTGCTCAACAAGCGCAAGCGGAAGAGCGTGAAGCGTGTGCAAATGCATGTGAAGAGGCCAAGACAAACGATTGGGAAGGCTCAATGGTATGTGCAGCCGTTATCCGAGCGAGGGCAAAAGCATGAACGTCACGATATATGTTAAATCTGGCTGCCCTAATTGCGTGACAGCCAAGAATCTACTCCAGTCTTTGAATCTTGAATACAAAGAGATAGATATTGAGACTGGTGACAGGTTTGCTAACTTTGTTGCGAATTACCCAGAAGCTAAACAAATGCCACAATGTTTTATTGGTGACCAAAGAGTTGGTGGTTTGGCAGGGTTACAGGCTGCTTTAAAGAAGTTAGGAATGACATGACACAGACAGAAGCACTCAAATTAGCATTGGAGGCGTTGGAGACTTGTGGAGAAGATGAACAAGGCCAAGGCTTTAATGACGCTTATGTAAAAGAAGCTATCACCGCAGTTGAAGCCGCACTAGAAGCGAAGGATGAGCCTGTTCCTGTAGCAATCGTAGAAGTGTTTGGAAAAGATTGGAGGCTTGATTACATGGCACTACCTGTTGGTAAACACAAACTTTACGCACAGCAGTACACCTACACCACCCCACCACAGCAAGAAGCGAAGGATGAGCCTGTGGGTTTGATTGAAAGCCTAAAGGACGCAAAACCATGCTGTGGTCAATATGAAACCTGTTGGAGAGCCTGTACTCCTCGCGGAAAGTTCATTGGTCAACGTGATGCACAGCGCAAACCGCTGACGGATGAAGAGATTCAAGACGCGCTGGAGGCTGAGTTTCTTGGGTGTGACGCAAAAAGGAATTGGCAAGACGACTTGCGAGTTGCCCGAGCCATCGAAGCCGCTCACGGCATTAAGGGGGAAAAATGATGCCATCAATCGATATGGGTGCGACTTTCTCAACCCATAGATTCAAGCTCTGTACCAAATGCGATACAGATAAACCACCAGAAGGCGGGATTGAAAATGGTCAAAAGTGGATATGCCAATCCTGTTGGTTAAAGAAAATCACAGGAGTACACCTCAAGCAAAACCGAATAGATGGAGGTAAACGTGGGTAAAGGAAGCGCACCAAGACCTTTCAAGGTAAGCAATGAAGAATACTCTAATCGGTGGGATGCCATCTTTGGAAAAGATAATGAGAAAAAAGACGAAACGCAAATTCTGGAATCTGATAAATCCCATACAGCACGCCATCGTGGGTGCATCGATAACCCACAGGGAGAAGTTGGACAAACTCCGAATGATGGAGTATTCCGCACTTGAGGCTATTACCAAGGGCAGAGGAACTATCCATGATTGGCGCACTCTTGTGGATGTACTAAACCTGTCAGAGACGATGGGCAGAGCAGGGGTAGGCCCAGAAGTTCTACCAATCTGCGAGAAGGCGCAAGCAAGCCTCCATAAAGCAGCAGGATACTATCAAACGACTATGCGTGTCATTTTAGATGCAGAGGGAATCCAAGCCTGTCGTGATTTGATTGAGTTCGCAGACTTGCAGCAGTCAAGTATCCCTCGAAGTGAGTTTGAGAGATACATTCAGAAAACAAAAGACTACATAAAGTCACGAGGTGATAAGGTGGTAGAAATTGAATAACAGTTTTACAAAGCATGAAAGACTACACTTAGCAAGGATTAAAGAGATGCCTTGTGGGGTATGTGGTCAGGCAGGGCCAAGCGATGCTCATCACATTAAACAGCATCACCAGTACCTGTGTATTCCACTTTGTAGAGACTGCCATCAAGGGCCACATAACGGAATTCACGGACAATCTAGGATTTGGTCAGTTATGAAACATGACGAAATGTCGGTTTTAAACGAAACACTTGCAAAACTTATTGGATAAGGCACAATATTCCTAACCAAGTTGCCATTTGGTTTTCTTAGAGAGATTGAGTTCTCTCTTTTTTTGTGCGAAAATGACACAAACTCCATGAGGATTGCCATGAGCGGCTTGTTAGAACCTTCAGTAAAAATCGAGATTGAGATACAAAACCAAGAGAAGAAGGGTGAATCCTGTCCTGTTGCGACAGGTGATGTAGCTGTCAATCTTGAGAATCGTGAGAAGGCGATTGAAAAGGCTAACTATGGCCCTATGAATCCCAACGAATCCAACATGGATTACTGGCGTGAAATCTCTCGTGCTTGGCGTATTGCCCCTGCACAGGCCAAGAAGTCTCGTTGCGGTAACTGCGCTGCTTTTATCCAAACACCTAAGATGCTTGCTTGCATCGAATCTGGTCTGGAGATGGGTGATACAGATATGGACGCATGGGAAGTCATTGATGCTGGTGACTTAGGTTATTGCGAGATGTTTGACTTTAAGTGTGCTTCTAAGCGTACCTGCGAAGCATGGATTAGTGGTGGGCCAATTACTCAGGAGAAAGACAATGGGAACAACGAATCAACAGGCTCTGGAGATGATGCAGAAGCTGATGAAGAAGCCTAAACCTATGCCTGTGCGTGGTGAGCGTACTGCAAAGAACAAAGCAAAGAAGCCTAAAAAATGAACGGCTTGTACGCTAACATTCATGCGAAACAAAAGCGAATTGAAGCGCAAAAAGCTGCTGGTAAAACTCCAGAGCGTATGCGTAAAGTTGGCTCGAAGGGTGCGCCAACTGCGTCTGCGTTTAAGCAAGCAGCTAAGACTGCTAAAAAGAAATGATTAAACGAGGCACAGAGCAGTTTTCTGGCTATAACAAGCCTAAGAAGACTCCTAACCATCCCACTAAGTCTCATGCTGTTTTGGCAAAGAGTGGTGATGATGTGAAACTAATCCGTTTTGGTCAACAAGGCGTAAAAGGCTCACCTGATGGCTCTAAGCGTAACGAAGCATTTAAGGCTCGTCACGCAGACAATATTGCCAAGGGTAAGATGAGTGCTGCTTATTGGGCTAACAAAGTTAAGTGGTGAAAAAACAACAGTTAGTAGATTAACTTAACCTTGACCAACCCTAGAGGAGTCAAACATGATTGAAAAACAATCAAACATTTCATCTCGTGGTGGAGCGAGAGAAGGCGCAGGAAGACCTAAAGGAAGTCTTGATAAGGGCAATGCAATCCTTAGAGAGATGATTCTGGAGGCTTTAGAAGGCGCAGGTGGCGTTTCTTATCTCATAGATAAGGCAGAGAGCCATCCACAGGCGTTCATGGGACTAATCGGCAAAGTCTTGCCACTCCAAGTAACTGGAGAAGAAGGTAAAGACATTCAGATAAGCGTCCAATGGGCAAAGTAATCGAGATTCCTTACGCACCCAGAAAACAACAGCTTGCTATCCATGAACTGATGGACAGTAAGCGTTTTGGTGTTGTTGTTGCTCATAGGCGCATGGGCAAAACTGTCTCTGCAATAAACCATCTAATCAAGGACGCTATCCTCAATCAGAAGGAAGCGCCTAGATACGCATACATTGCACCTACCTATGGGCAAGCTAAACGAGTGGCTTGGGACTATCTCGTTAAGTATGCTGACCCACTAGGAGGCTCTAGCAATATCTCTGAGTTGCGAGTTGACTTCTGGGGTAGGCGTATTCAGTTATATGGCTCAGACAATCCAGAAGCATTGCGTGGTCAATACTTTGATGGAGTAATCCTAGACGAGATTGGAGACCAGAATCCTAAGATTTGGACAGACATTATTAGACCTGCACTAGCTGACAGAAAAGGTTGGTGTATGTTCATTGGTACACCCAAAGGTCACAACCACTTTAAAGAACTGCGAGACAGGGCAGAAACTGAGGATGGGTGGGGTTTGCTAGAGTTTAAAGCCTCCGAGACAGGGGTAGTTGACGAGGTAGAACTTAAGGCTGCTCGTAATGAGATGGGTGAGGATAAGTACCGCCAAGAGTTTGAATGTAGCTTTGACGCTGCTGTAGAAGGCTCTTACTATGGTCAAATCCTCAATGAACTCGAAGACAAGCACCATATGCAAGAGATTCCCAGAGAGGAACTAAGCCGTACCTTTACAGCTTGGGACTTGGGTATGGGTGATTCAACTTCTATCTGGGTTGCTCAGTTAGTAGGTACTGAGGTGCGTCTAATTGACTACTACGAGAATCATGGTGTTGGACTAGACCACTATGTGAAGTGGATTAGGGATAATGACTATGCCAAAGCAGAGCATATTTTGCCCCATGACGTTAGGGTCAGAGAGTTAGGTTCTGGAAAGAGCCGACTAGAAATGCTTGAGGAAGCAGGGTTAGAAATCAAGATTGCCCCAAGAATGGGGTTAGATGATGGTATTCAAGCGGTAAGGCGACTATTGCCAAGGTGTTGGTTCAATGTTCCTAAAGTCCAGACAGGGCTGAACTGCCTGAGAAACTATCGCAGAGATTACGATGAGAAGCGTAAGATTTTCTATGAGCGCCCATTGCATGACTGGTCATCGCATGGCTCGGACTCATTCCGCTACTTAGCCCTTGGACTTGATGAAGGTCACAGTACATGGTCTAAACCGATTAACCAAACACCGAAATGGATTGTCTGATGTATTTAGAGCGTCAAGGTACTAATTTAGCACCTAAAGTAAAAGAACTTGAATTAAGAATCGAAATGTTGGAAAATGTCATTAAGGAGTTAAAATCGGACAAACCCCGAATGGGACGCCCTCCAAAGGACAAAAATGCAACAGAACGAACTGAAGTCAATCCTCCAAGCTGAGATTGATGATGCTATTGGCTACATTGAAACTGAAACTGTTGACCAGCGCAAACAGGCTCTGGAAGCGTATCTCCGACAGCCATATGGCAATGAAGTTGAGGGTAAATCTCAGATTGTTACTGGAGAAGTAGCAGAAGCGATTGATGGTGCGTTACCTAGCTTAGTTCGTATTTTCACAGGCTCAGATAATATTGTTATCTTTGAGCCACAAGGCCCGCAAGACGAAGCGTCTGCCAAGCAAGCTACTGATTATTGCAATTGGGTGTTCTTGCGTGACAACGAAGGTGTAGCCATTCTGCATGACTGGTTCAAAGATGCCCTGATGCAGAAGAACGGCATCCTAAAAGCATATTGGGAAAACAAAGAAGACATTACAAAAGAGCGTTACTTTGACTTGTCTGATGACGAGTTGGCAATGCTGATGAGTGATGAAAGCATGGAAATTGTCGAGCAAGATACGACAGAGTTTCCAATCTATGACCCAATGGGTCAGCCAGTCCTTGACCCAACTGGTATGCCAGTCATGGGTTCTACGCACAATGTCGTAGTCCAAAAGCGTAAGAAATCAGGCAAAGTCACGATTGAAAATGTTCCTCCAGAGGAGTTCTTGATTAGCAAGAAGGCTCGTACTATTGCCGACAGCCCATTCGTAGCACATCGTCAAATGTTGACTCGTAGTGACTTGATTGCTATGGGTTTCAACAAAAAGCAAGTTGAAGGCTTGCAGATGGATGATGCACTAGCCTACACACCAGAGCGAGTTGCTCGTTACTCTGCTGGTGAGCAACCTTACCAAGTGCAGACTGATGACCCATCAATGCAAGAGATTGAGGTCTTTGAGTGCTATGTAAAGACTGACATGAATGGCAAAGGTATTGCTACTCTGACTCAGGTTTTCTACGCTTCAAACGAGATTCTCCAAGATGTAGATGGTAAGGAAGCTGTTGAGGAAGTGGACTATGTTCCTTTCCATTCAATCTGCCCAATCCCAATTCCACACAAGTTCTTTGGCAACTCACTTGCTGACAGAACAACTGACTTGCAACTGATTAAGACTACTATCACTCGTCAGATGTTGGATAACTTATATCTGACAAACAATGCACGAGTAGTTGCTGTTGAAGGTCAGGTAAACCTTGATGACTTGCTTACATCTACCGCTGGTGGTGTGATTCGTGCCAAGTCACCTAATGCTGTTCAACAACTGGTTGTTCAGAATGTAGCATCTCAGGCTTTCCCAATGCTTCAGTACTTGGATACAGTCCAATCTAAGCGTACTGGTGTATCTGATGCTTCACAAGGTCTTGACCCTGCTATCTTGCAGAATGTCACAGCAGCAGCAGTTGCCTCGATGCAACAAGCTGGCGCAGGTAAGATTGAACTGATGGCTCGAATCTTTGCAGAGACTGGTGTTAAGTCTTTGTTCCAAGGCATCTTGCATCTGCTTTGCAAATACCAAGACAAGCCTCGTTTGGTGCGTATGCGTGGTGAATTCGTAGAGTTTGACCCTCGTACATGGGCTAACCAATACGATGTGGCTATCAATGTTGGGTTGGGTGCTGGTAACCGCCAAGAGCAGATGGCTATGTTGTCAATGGTTCTGGCTAAACAAGAGCAGTTGATTGCTCAGTATGGCCCTGCCAATCCTTATGTCTCCCCTGCTCAATATCGTTCTACCTTGGGACGCATGGTTGAGATTGCTGGCTTTAAGGATTCTGCTGAGTTCTACAAGCCAATCACACC